TTCTTTCGAGGGTTCGTCCGCGTTGCGGATGGTGGAGGCGATGGGAGTCGAACCCGAAAAATATCGTCAATTCGTTATTTTTATCTATCGTAGTTTACGAGTTATCGCTCTTTTCAGAGATTCAGCCATCTCCTGTGATTCCCCATAATCGGGCGTTAAAAATAAAAGTGGGTGACTAAAGTGGGTACTAATCCTCCCCCAGAACCCTATCCAGCACGCCGTCCAGCATGGCCGCGGTGCGCACATCATCGCCTTGGATCAGATGGGCGTACACCCCGAAGGTATCCATCTGCTTGGAGTGCCCGACCAGCGACTTCACCACGCCCTCCGGCAGGGTCTTTGCCATCGAGACAAAGGTATGCCGCAGGTTGTAGGGCGGTATATACTTGATCTCGTTTGCCTCGCAGTAGCGCTTCCAGCAATGGCGGTAGGTGCTCTCAGACTGGATACCAAACACGCTCTCTCCCGGAAGGTGTAGCTCGCGCTGGTCAGCCAGAACATCCGCTGCGACCTGTGTCAACGCAAAGGCCCGCACCGCATTCTGGTTCTTGCCCTGCGTGATTTCTCCGTGGATGTTCACGGCCCGGCGGATGCAGACCGAATCTCCACGGACGTCCTGCCAGCGCAAGCCGATCAGCTCACCGGGACGCAGCCCTGTGACCGCCGAGAAGCGGTAAGCATTGATGTAAGGGTCGTTCACCCATACCCCTCGATACAGGGTCGTGTTGGTCGAAAACAACGTCCGCAGGGCGTCCGGCTGAAGGATTTCCTTCTCCTGCGACCTTGCCCCTTTGGGGACGTGCAGTGATTCCGGCTGCAACGACGACATCTTCCCCAGCCGCATCCATTTGCAGAAGGCACGAAGGTCTGCACAGAGGTTCATCAAGGACTTCTTGCTCAGCCCGGCAGCGTAGGCCTTGTTCACCACGGTCTGCAATTGCTGCTCCGACAGGTCTTCTACCCTTCTCCGTCCAATCACCGGCTGCACATGGTTCCTCCAGCGGCTCTCCACCGGCCCCCAGTTGGACTGATCGGTGGTCAGCCGCAGCCCCTCGATCCACTGGATATAGGCATTGTTTACCAGCACACGGGTGTTGACCACGCCCTCGTCCAGCCAAGCGTCCGCTTTCCGGTTCGCTTCCCGCTGGCCTGTCCGGCCGGGCTTTGCAGAGCAGAACGCTTTCCGCTCCCCATTCTTTTGCACCTTGATCTGCCAGCGCTGGGCCTTTTCGATCCAGACCGCCGTGTTTGTCCGTCTTCCCATAATACACCTCCAGATATACTTTGACAAGCCCGTCCGGAGATGTTACAATAACCCTACAGGGGTCCTAATCCTGTATTGGTCGGTAACGCCTTCGGGCAAGCCGGTCTTGAGACGCTCTCGGTGTTCCAGCACCGGGGGCGTTTTGCTTTTTCAGGCATACAAACCTGCGCAACGCTTGTAGTCAAGAAAAGGTGAGGTTTCATGCGGGTTTTCGGAACAAAACATACAGAACATACTCAAACTCTTATCCTGACCCTAAATAGAAGAAATTAAGAATATACACGCGTGAGAACATCCTTATATTCTTCCCGCGAGGGGTTCTATGGAATTTCGGTAGTCTTTGTATGCTTGGTAGTCAGGCTCAGTGAAAGACCTTCCGGCATTCCACCACAAGCCCCTGCACACGGACAGGGATCTTTTTCAGGTCATAGATCTGCGGCTGATGGGCAGGGTTGAAGCTCTTCGGGGTCAGGATGACCAAATCCCCTTCCCGGCGGAAGTATTTTACCGTCGCTTCATCCCCGTTGACGAGCACCACGGCCAACTGACCGTTCTCCACTTCGGGCTGCTCCCGGACAAGAATCTGGTCGCCGTCGTCCATACCGGCGGCATTCATGCTGTCGCCCCGGATGTTCAGCCAGAAGTACTTCGCCCCATCGGTCTGACGGATGGGCAGATAGCCCTCGATGTTCTCTTCCGCATACATCGGGTACCCGGCCCGGACCGTTCCGAGCAGCGGCGCTACCTGCAACGGATTGAAGGGTGTAGCGCCCGGCATTCTGCCCCAATCCGGTTTTTCGCTCTCGCAGTTTTCAGCTGCGGGGGCTTTTTTCTTTTGCGCCAATTCTTTCTCCCGGTTTTCGCGCCACGCCATCCGGGCTTCGTTCGCTTGATCTTCGTCGATGGCTTGCAAGGCTTTCCATGCGGCAGAGGCATCCCCATGGTGCTGTTCCATCAGGTGATCCCACCGAGGGCCGTAAGCGTGATCCTGACGTGCCTCCGGATCGGCATCCCAGTCATAGGGGTCGTCCGTTTCGTCCAGCAGATAATCCAAGGATACGCTGAAATAATCCGCGATTTTCCGCAGTTGGGCTGTCTGCGGCGTCCGGCCGAGGTTTTTCCATGTGGACACCGTTCCCTTGCTGATCCCGATTTCCACCGCAACCGCCGACGGGCTTTTTCCTACTGAATCACAGAGCTGGCGATACTTGTCATAAAACATAGTTTACCCCCGTAGACTTTGTGCAAATCGTAGAAGTTTACAGAAATGCACTTTTAGGGCTTGAAAAGTCTACTCAAGTGAACTATACTGAGCGCAGCGGTTCACAAAAATAGACTCAAGCCTCATCCTAGCAAGTTGAGTATACCATATCCGTTTATTTTTGTAAACACTTTTTCCGCAAGAAAGGAGTACATATACATGAACTTATCGTGGCAAGCTGAGATCTGGGCGCAGATGAGAGACAACGGCATCCGCCGCGGCGACCTCGCCAGTGCCGCAGGAGTCACCCCGGAATATGTCAGCATGGTGCTGAACCAGAAGCGCAACCCCGCCGGGGCTGAGACCCGCTTCCGGGCGGCGCTTCAGAAACTGATTGACGCAAAGGAGTGACCTCCATGATCTTACAACGCGGCAGCTTCACCCAGATCCCCTTCTGGCGGCTGCGGGCCCGGTTCCGCGAATGCGGGATGTTCGACGAGGAAGTCGCGCAGGAAGCCGGGATCACGAACCCGACCTTCAGCCGCCGGATGCGGGGCGTCGCCCCATGGCTAACCAGCGAGATCACCGCCGTGTGCGCGGTGGTCGGCATCCGGCGGGACGAGATCGGTGAATATTTTTTCCCAGATATGAACGAGAAGGAGACAGCATGAGAAAGCAAATCATTCTCACTGGCAGCGTTGCCTTGCTGGCCATCATCGGAGCGGTCAGGGTAGCCGTCAGCGTGGCGCAGGGCGCTTGCACCATCATGGTTCACGCCCTCACTCACTGGGGCGGCTGGGCCCCCGCAGAAGCCGCACAGGCGGCACCCACCATTGTCTTTGTCTTGGCCGCCGGGCTTGCGATGTCCCTGTATGGACTGCACAAAGACAACCAGCGGTATAGCCGCCAGAGCTACGGCAAGGTAGACTGCACCGCCTACCGGGAGCAGAACCGGCGGGACGCCTGATGCGCTGGTACACCGTGTATGACGGCAAGACCGAAGAAGTCCTTGCCAGCGGCACGGGGCCGCAATGCGCAAAGGCCCTGCACCTGACCATTGACAGCTTCTACTGCGCAGTTTACCGGACACTCGCCGGGACACAGCACAAGTACGATTTCTACATCGAAAACATAAAAAGGAGCGAATTGCAATGAAAAGCATCAAAGTCCGGCTCACCTTTACCGAGCCGTTGCTGGGCACATGGCCCAGCAATCAGAATGTCGCCCGCGACTACATCGCCAGCAAATCGCCGGATGCTGCCACCATTGAAGACGAAATCGCCGCCCTTGGCGTGGATGCCACAGCCAACAAAGCGATGACCGTGTTCCCCCGCAGCGCCGACGGCAGACCCATCCTGTACGATTACCAGATCAAGGGCTTTTTCAAAGATAGCTGCGGGATGCTGGCCCGCATCGGTGGCAAGACCGATGCGGGCAAAAAGCGGGCCGTCAACGAGAGTGGCAAACTGACGGCCTACAAGAAGATCATCGATGGCCTGATTTTTATCAGCCCCCGCCAGATTCCGCTGCAGCTCAGCGGGCAGATGGCGGAGTGCCAACGCCCTCTCCGCGCACAGACGGCGCAGGGCGAGCGGGTCAGCCTTGCCAACAGCGAAGAGATCCCCGCCGGGAGCAGTTGCCAATTTGAGGTTCTCTGCATGGACGACTCCCACGAAGCAGCCGTCATGGAATGGCTGGAATACGGCAGACTTCGCGGCCTCGGTCAATGGCGTAACAGCGGCAAGGGCCGCTTCACCTATGAACTTCTCGCCTGATCGCAAAGGCAAGGCAACGACGCGCTAAGTTTAGCAATGGAAGAGCTGAGCTTGGCTCTGCAAGGGCAAGGGGCGGCTTTGTGAGGCCTAGCAAAGGCATTAAGTGGCATGGCTCAGCAAAGGCATTGAATAACACGGCCATGCAGCGGCATGGCGAGGCAAAGCACCGTAACGGCATGGGAAAGCAGTGGTTGGCATCGCAACGGCATGGGATTGCCCGGAAAAGATCAGCAAGGGCAAAGCTCCGCACGGCCTAGCAAAGGCATTGAGTGGCACAGCTTTGCTTCGTATAGCAAAGGCAATGCTATGCGGTGAATCAGCATCGCGACGGCAAAGATACAGCTCTGAACTGCAAAGCGTAGATTCGACAGAATCTTTTTATAAAAGGAGCGTATCAACATGACATTTGAACTTACCATTCACGGTGAATCCCCCGCCGAACTGCTGGCAGCGTTGCAGCAGCTGAGCATCACCCCGCAGCCCCAAGACACCCCGGCACCGCAGCCGGAAAAGCCGGACACGGCCCGGCAGCAGCCGGAGATCACCCGCCCGGAGGCACCGGCAAACCCTACTGCGGACGAAGCCGCGGCTTCTGCATCGGCGGCGGTCGCCGCACCGAAACCCTCAACGCCCGCGCCCACGCCTGACCCCGTCAGCCTTGACAAGATCCGCGATCTATCCCGCAGCCTGATCGTTCATGGCAAGCGGGACAAGGTGCAGCAGATCATCAAGGGCACCGGCGCTCCCTCAGTCACGAAGTTACCCCCGGACCGCTACACCGAAGTCTGGGAGAAGCTGGTGGCCCTGAGCGGCGAGGTGGACGAAGATGCCGCCGGTTAAGCACGCCCTGCTGGGGGCTTCCAGTGCGGCCCGGTGGATCGCGTGCCCGCCCAGCGCCCGCGCCACCGAGAACCTGCCGGACGAGGAGAGCGAGTACGCCGCAGAAGGTACACAGGCGCACGAGGTATGTGAAACTGCGCTCCGTCACAAGCTCAAAGACTGGGAGAACGGAAAACCCTTTAACTTGCTAACCGACTGGGTGCATCAATCGACACTGACAGAGATGGTCAACGCCGCCGACCAGTACACCGACTTCATCCACGAGCAATGGGCGCTTTTCCCGCACAAGCCCGGTGTCTTCATCGAGCAGGAAGTGGATGTCAGCCGGTGGGTGCCCGGCGGGTTCGGTACCTGTGACTGCCTGATGATCGGCGACGGCATCCTGCACATCGTCGATTTCAAGTACGGGAAGGGTGTCCCGGTCAGCCCGGTACGAAACCCGCAGCTCATGTACTACGCCCTCGGCGCCTACGCCCTGTTCGACGGCATCGAGGATATCGACACGGTGCGGATGAGCATCGTCCAGCCCCGCATCCAAGAGGAACCGGAGACGTGGGAGCTTTCCCTCGCCGACCTGCTGACATGGGCCCGCGAGGTACTGACCCCCGCCGCCCAGATGGCGTGGAAGGGTGAGGGCGAGTTCTGCCCCGGCCCCCACTGCAAAGACCACTTCTGCAAGGCTTATCCGAACTGCCGGGCATGGCAGGACAAGTACGGCCCGCTGGCCGGGTTTGAACCCCTGCCCCAGCCCGCAGCACTGACCGATGAAGAGCTGGGCGACTGGCTCCGGAAGGTACAGGGTCTGGCGCAGTATGCCCGCGACTTGGAGGACTACGCCCAGACTGCCCTGCTGGAGGGCCGCAGCCTCCCCGGCTGGAAGCTGGTGGCCGGCCGCAGCACCCGCAAGTGGGTCGATCAGGACGCCGCCTTCAAGCAGATGGAAGCGGACGGCACCAACGAGGCCATGCTGTACACCCGCACCCCCATTTCCCTGACCGTGGCCGAGAAGATGATCGGCAAGAAGAAATTCGCCGAAACCATGTCGGCCTTTATCACCAAGGCGCCGGGTGCCCCCAAGCTGGCACAGGACAGCGACCCCCGGCCCGCCTACAACCCATTAGAGGGCTTCAAGCCCACGGAGGAATAATCCATGAACACAAACGAAGTTATCATCCCCTGCCGCCTTTCTTACGCGAACATCTGGGAACCCAAGCAGGTCAACGGCACCGGCGACCCCAAATACAGCTGCTGCTTGCTCATCAAGAAAAGCAACGCCGCAGTCTTCGCCAAGATCAAGGCCGCGATCGAAGCGGTCAAGAAGGATCCCAAGGCCCTCGCCAAGTGGGGTGGCAAGCTGCCGCCCAAGCTGAAAGAGCCCCTGCGTGACGGCGACGAGGAGAAGGACGACGAGAACTACGCGGACTGCAAGTTCATCAACGCCAACGCCAACGCAGACCGCCGCCCCCGCATCATTGACCAGCGCTGCAACGATGTGCTGGATCAGGAGGAAGTCTACAGCGGCTGCTACGCCAACGTCAAGATTGGCTTCTTCGCCTACAGCGCCAACGGCAGCAAGGGCATCGGTGCAGCGCTGGAAGTCATCCAGAAGGTCCGCAATGGTGAGCGCCTGAGCGGCGGCAACAACCTCGACGGCTTCGAGGAGCTGACCGAAGAGGACGACGACCTCCTCAGCTGACCACCATCCACCGGCGGCCCCCGCAAAGGGCTGCCGGTCTTTTTGAAAGGAGGTTTCCCGTGAAGAAGATCATCACGGTGGATATTGAGACCTATTCCCCGCTGGATATCACCGAGGTAGGCGCGTACCGATACGCGCAGGACCCGGCGTTTGAGATTCTGCTGTTGGGGTGCATTTCGGAAACCGCCGAAACGCCTCTTGTGTTGGACCTGACCTCCATATCTGAGCCCAAGCGCCGTCTGCGGGAGAATTACCCGTGGCTGTTTGATGCCAGCTACACCAAGCGGGCCCACAATGCGGCCTTCGAGTGGTGGTGCCTGTCGGAGTATCTGGGGCTGAGCTGGTCAGAGCGCATCGACTGGCTCCAGCAGTGGGAGTGCAGCATGATCCACGCCCTCTACTGCGGACTGCCCGCCCAACTGGGCGCGCTGGGGGCCGCGCTGCAGCAGCCGGAGGATGCCCTCAAGATGAAGGAGGGCAAGGCGCTAATCCGGTACTTCTGCTCCCCCTGCAAGCCCACCAAGGCCAACGGCGGGCGCACCCGCAATCTTCCCAAGCACGACCCCGAAAAATGGGCTCTATTTAAAAGGTACAACGGCATGGACGTCATCGCCGAACGGGCCAATGACCGCCGCCTTGCCCACTGGCCGGTGCCGGAGGAGATCCAGCAGCAGTGGCGGGATGATGTGGCCATGAACGCCCGCGGGGTGGCCGTGGACATGGACCTTGTGAACGGAGCGCTCCTCTGTTCGGCCCAGATCACCGCCCAGCAGACTGACGAGTGCAAGACCCTGACCGGTCTCGAAAACCCCGGCAGCCGGGTGCAGCTTCTGGGCTGGCTCCACAGCCGGGGCGTCCCCATGCAGGGGCTGACCAAAGAGGACGTCAACAAGGCGCTGGCGGGGGACTTACCCCCGGACGTCCGCCGGGTGCTGGAACTCCGGCAGCAGCTGGGCAAAACCAGCAATTCCAAGTATGAGACCATCGCGGCCTGTGCCAGCACAGACCACCGGGTACGAGGAACCCTACAGTTCTACGGCGCCTCCCGCACCGGCCGCTGGGCCGGGCGGCTGATCCAAGTCCAGAACCTGCCCCGCACCTACCTCGACCACCAAGATCAGTGGCGGGAGCTTGTCAAACAGGGGGACGCGGAGAGCATCGAGCTGCTGACCGGCAACGTCAGCGACACCTTGAGCCAGCTCATCCGCACCGCTCTGGTGCCCGGCGGGCCGCGCACCTTCGTGGATGCCGACTTCTCCGCCATCGAGGCCCGGCTGATTGCATGGCTGGCCGGGGAGGAATGGGTGCTGGACGTCTTCCGCACCACCGGAAGGATCTACGAGGCCACCGCAGCCCGCATCTTCGGGGTGCCCTTCGAGAGCATCGTCAAAGGCAACCCTAACTACAAGTACCGGCAGCGCGGCAAGGTCGCGACGCTGGCTCTGGGCTATCAAGGCGGCGTAGGGGCCATGAAGCGGATGGGCGGCGACCAACTGGGGCTGGATGACGCCGGGCTGCAGGACATCGTGGACCGCTGGCGGGGCCAGAACCCGAAGATCTGCAAGCTCTGGCGGAAGATGCAGAACGCCGCGGTTCACACCATCCGCACCGGCAAGACCACCATGCCGCGGGAGGGCGTCGTCTTCCGCAAAGAGATGGACCCTGCGTGCCCCTTCCCCTTCCTGACCATGGAGCTGCCCAGCGGGCGGAAGCTCTTCTACGCCGACCCCGGCACCACCGAGGACGACCGCATTACTTATAAGGAGTGGGACAGCGGCCAGTGGCGGGAGTCCGAGACCTACGGCGGCAAGCTGACCGAGAATCTGACACAGGCCGTGGGCCGGGACTGCTTGGCCTTTGCGCTGGACAACCTCCGCCGCGAAGGCTACGAGGTGGTCTTTCACGTCCACGACGAAGTGGTCATTGAGGTGCCGAAATACGGCTCCCCGGAGGGCGACCTACAGCAGGTCGTCCGCATCATGAGCAAGGTGCCGCCTTGGGCCAAAGGGCTCCCCCTGAACGCCGCGGGCTGGTACGGTGATTTCTTTACAAAGGATTGATGGTGATGAAGAAAACGACATATCCGCCCGACAATTCAAGTACCTTCGCTTGTCTCTGCGGAGCGGTGCCCTACGATGCAGAGAAACACCCCCACGGGGCCGTCGGATTGACCCGCTACCACAAAAGCAAGTACGCCAGCGACGGAGGCTGGTCGGTGGTCTGCACCCGCTGCGGCAGGGTCGGTGAGCGAGGCCGCACACAAATTGACGCAAAGGCCAGATGGAACGCGCACCGCTTCCGCTATGGCCCGCTGAAGGGGGAGAACGAATGAACGCTACACCAATCACGATCAGCGTAGGCGACAGCCGCTGGGCAACGCAGTGGGACAGTTGCTCCCTTACGTGGGAGGATTTCACCGGCGACCTTTTGAATGCCATGCAGAACAACTGCGGCACCGAGACTCACGCCGAGTACAGGGCCCTGCCCAAGGCCGAACAGAACAAACGGAAGGACGTGGGCGGCTTCGTGGGCGGAACCCTGCGGGAGCGCCGCCGGGCACGGGGCTGCTGCATCGGGCGCAGCCTCATCACGCTGGACATGGACAACTGCGCTCCCGGCAGCACGGCCAAGTGGGTGGCCGCCATCAAAGCACTGGGCACCGCAGCGGTCTACTCCACCCGTAAGCACGACCCGGAACACCCCCGGCTGCGGGCCATCTTCCCCACCGACCGGGTCATGCAGCCGGAGGAGTATCAGCCCTGTGCCCGGATGGCGGCCCAGATGCTCGACCCCACCATGGCCGTCTTCGACCGCACCACCTTCGAGGCCGAGCGGCTGATGTACTGGCCCAGCCGGAGCGCCGACAGCGACTGGGTCTGCGAGGCCACCGAGGACGGCAACCGCCTCAGCGTGGACGAGCTGCTCTGGTACTACGCCGACTGGCACGACGTCCGGCAATGGCCCAGCTGCCCCTCCGAGCGGGTCACCCTGCCCGGCGGCAAACAGGCCGACCCCACCGCCAAACCCGGCGTGGTGGGGGCCTTCTGCCGAACCTACGACATCCCGGAAGCCATCGAGAAGTTCCTGCCCGGCGTGTATGTGAGCGCGGGAGCCGGACGCCTGACCTACACTGCGGGCAGCACCACGGCGGGGGCAGTCCTCTACGACAACGATCATTTCCTTTACAGCCATCACGCCACCGACCCGGCGGGCGGCAAACTGCTCAACGCATGGGACCTTGTCCGCATCCACCGCTTCGGCGAGCAGGACGCAGACGCCGCCCCCGGCACGCCCACCGCTTCCCTGCCCAGCTGGCAGCAGATGCGGGCGCTGGCCGAGGCCGACGGCCCCACGGCGGCGCTGCTCCGGCAGGAGGCCGTGGATCACGCCATGGAGGGCTTTGAGCCTGTCCCCGCCGAAGCCGAGGACCCTGACAAGTGGCAGGAGAAGCTCGACCGCACCCAGAAGGGTGCCATCTCCTGCACGATTCAGAACGCGTGGCTCATCCTCGAACACGACCCGGCGCTCAAGGGCCGCATCTGGGTGGACACCTTTGCCGAGCGGCTGCGCTGCAAGGGCCCCTTCCCGTGGAGCGACAAGCAGCAGGAGCGGGACTGGAGCGACGAGGACGACGCGGGCATCCGCTGGTATCTGGAGACCATCTACCACTTCAGCGGGGTCAACAAGGCCGCCGACGCTGTGGCCCTGACCGGCGGCCGCCATGCGAAAGACCCGGTGCGGGAGTACCTGACCGGGCTGCAGTGGGATGGAACCGAGCGGCTGGACTCTCTGTTCATCGACTATCTGGGCGCAGAGGACAGCAGCTACACTCGCGCGGTGACGCGGAAGATGTTCGTGGCCGCCGTGGCCCGCTGCTTCCGGCCCGGCTGCAAATTCGACCAGATCTGCATCCTCAGTGGCAAGCAGGGCATCGGCAAGAGCCTCCTGCTCAGCCGGATGGGCCGGGAATGGTTCAACGACAGCATCACCAGCTTCGACGGCAAAGAGGCCCGCGAGAACCTGCGGGGCGTCTGGATCGTCGAGCTGGGCGAGATGACGGCCTTCAGCCGCAGCGAGAGCGAAGCAGCCAAGCAATTTCTGAGCCAGACCGAGGATCGCTACCGGGCCGCATATGGCCGCCGGACGGTGCAGTACCCCCGCCGCTGCGTGTTTTTCGGAACCTCCAACGGCTCCGATTTTCTCCGCGACGCCACCGGAAACCGCCGTTATTGGCCCATTGATTGCAGCTTTGAGCGACGCACGAAGGTGGTGCACGACGATTTGACCCCCGAAATCGTGGATCAGTTGTGGGCCGAAGCCGTTGTCCGCTTCCATGCGGGGGAGGAGCTGATCCTCCGGGATGCGCTCCAGAAGGCCGCTCTGGCCGAGCAGCAAGCCCACACCGAGCGGGACCCGTGGGAGGGCGACGTCCTCGAATTTCTGGCGAAACCCGTGCCCTTGGACTGGGCCAAACGCAGCATCGACGCCCGCGTATGCTACTGGGAGACGGACCCGTCCGGCGACATCCCCACCACATCTCGCGCCAGTGTCTGCGTCAACGAGATCTGGCGCGAGATCCTCGACAGCACTGGTAAGGCCCCGGACCGGCAGCAGTCCAAGCGGATCGCCGCCATCCTGAACGCCCTGCCCGGATGGCAAGCGGGCAAGTATCCGCAGCGCTGTGGGCCCTACGGCGTACAGCGCATCTGGCGGAAGATCTCCGAGTAATTCCACCCACAAAATCCAGAGCCGAAACCCGTCGGGCGAACATACAGAACATACCGGCAAGGTCGGCATACAGAACATACAAGGATTTCGGAAAACTTCAAGAAAGCGGAAGAAAACAAGAGCTGAAGAGCAGGTGCAAACATACAGAACATACAGACAACATACAGAGCTGCCGGAAGTCTGTATGTTTAAGAAATTGAGCAGTGATGCGGATTTTCCGGCAGCAACATACAGAACATACGTTCTTTTCCCCTAGAAGAAGAAAAAGAGAAGAAAATAAGGCACACGCGCGTACACACGATGGGCTTCTATTCTTCCCGCGAGGAATGATAGGGAGGCGCGTATGTTTTGTATGTTTGTATGTTCGCCCCCATTTGGAAAGGAGAAACTACCATGACAAACAAACCTCTGGAAAAGAGCATCGAGAACATCCTGCGGCAAGCCGTGGAAGACGAGGGCGGCCTGTGCTTGAAGTGGGTCTGCCCCGGACACAAGGGAGTGCCGGACCGGATGCTCCTCTTCCCCCACGGCATCATCGCCTTTGTGGAACTCAAACGCCCCGGCGCCAAGGTCAAGGCGGGCGGCTTGCAGAATTGGTGGCGGCAGCGGCTGGCTGAGTTCGGCTTCCCCTGCCACGAGGTCAACGACAAATACCAAGCGCAGCAGTTGGCCGCAGACCTCAGCGCCGAGAGCTTCCGGCGGCAAACGGAAGAGGAAGAGGCTATGAAGGCATGGCACTTCATCGGAGACCACAGCGAAGGGCCTGACGATGAGGAGAGCGACGACTGACGCGCCGCTTTAAAAGAAACGGAGGTCAAATCCATGCAGCAATTTCACCCGCATCCATACCAGCAAGCTGCCATCGATGCGATTCTGGCCAAGCCCGGCGTGGCGCTCTGGATGGAGATGGGCCTCGGCAAGACCGTCGTCACCCTGACCGCCATCGACCAACTCCTCTACGACCGGCTGGAGGTGAGCCGGGTTCTGGTGGTCGCGCCGAAAAAGGTAGCCGAAGCGACGTGGCAGGACGAAGCCGCCAAATGGGAGCACCTGCGGCACCTGCGCATTTCCACCGTGCTGGGCGCCGCGAAGCAGCGACTTGCCGCGCTGGCCGCCCCAGCGGATGTGTACATCATCAACCGGGAGAACATCCCGTGGCTGGTGCACACGCTGGGCCGGAGATGGGATTTCGACATGGTGGTTCTGGATGAGGCGTCCAGCTTCAAGAACCACGCCGCCCAGCGGTTCAAGGCGCTCAAGGCCGTGCGGCCCCGCATCCACAAGATCGTCGAGCTGACCGGCACCCCCCGGCCCAACAGTCTCCTCGACCTGTGGGCTCAAATTTACCTGCTGGATCAGGGCGAGCGGCTGGGCCGGTACATCACCCACTACCGCCGGGAGTATTTCTGGCCCACCGAGTACAGCTACGAGCCAAGAGCCGGAGCCGCCGAGGCGGTGGAGCGCCGCATCAAGGACATCGTCCTGAGCTTCAAGGCCGCTGACCACCTGACCCTGCCGGAGAAGATCCTCGACGACATCCCGGTGGTGCTGGATGCACCCGCCCGGCGGGCCTACAAGAAGCTGGAGCAGGACTATCTGCTGGACGTGGACGGCGAGACCATCACAGCCCAGCAAGCCGCAGCCCTGACCGGCAAGCTGCTTCAATTATGCAACGGCAGCCTGTACGACGAGTGCGGCACCGTCCACCCGATCCACCGCTGTAAGCTGGACGCCTTCGATGAACTCATCGACGCGCTGGGCGGGCAGAAAGCCCTCGTGTTTTACGGCTTCCGCTTCGACGAGGAGCAGCTCACCGAGACCCTGAAGGCCCGCCACAGAGGCCTCAAATTCGCCGTGCTGCGCACCGGGCAGGACGCCGCCGACTGGAACGCCGGAAAGCTGGACGTTCTGCTGGCCCAGCCCGCCAGCTGCGCCTACGGGCTCAACCTGCAGCAGGGCGGGCACCATCTGATCTGGTACAGTCTGCCATGGAGTCTGGAGCTGTACGCACAGGGCGAGGCCCGGCTCTACCGGCAGGGCCAGACCCAGAGCGTCATCGTTCATCGGCTGATCGTCAAGGGCGGAGCCGACGAGCTGGTGGTCAAGGCGCTGAACAGCAAGGACCGCGACCAGAACCGGCTGATGCAAGCCGTCAAGACCCACATCCGCGAAGCCAAGAAAGGAGCCGACCAATGAGTGTCCGAGCATTCCGTAAGCTTTCCCGCGCCGAGCGCCGGGGTTTCATCCAGACCATCGAGAACCCCCTCACCCGCCGGGCCTTCGAGATCGTATTTCTCGGCCCCGGCAAGGTCAGTTGGACAAAGGCCGCGCTGCTCTACGGCGGCGGCATCTCCCCGGAGACCCTGCGCGTCTGGGTCTGGAAGGAGCTGCGCTGCAAGTAATTCATAACGTTTTGTCATCAAAACCCATGCTATGCTTTCCGGGAATACACACAGGAGGCAGGGCATGGGTTTTTCAAATGAGCGGATGCGGACGGGGCAGCTCGTCAACTGGTTTTTGCTGGACGGTTTGGAGCTGACCCCGGCGGGCAACCCCATCACCCGTCCGCAGGAGCTGCCCTTTGGGATCGATCACCTGATCGGCTTCAACGAACTGCTGACCTGCAAGCACCCGGAGAATACCGGAGTGCATTTCTTCCTCGACGACTACCAGTTCGAGCGCTTCTGGCGGCAGCCGGAGCGGTATGTGGCAGCGCTGGCGCGGTTCCCGCTGGTCATCGGGCCGGACTTTTCCCTGTACACCGACTTCCCCGCCCCAATCCAGCACTGGAACCATTACCGGAACCAACTGCTGACCGCATGGCTCCAAAACAAGGGCCTCTGCACCATCCCGGCGGCGAGCTGGTCGGATGAGGAGAGTTTCCGCTGGTGCTTCGACGGCATCGCCCCACAGGGAGCCGTAGCCGTCAGCACCGTCGGCTGTCTTGTTCACAAGGACGCCCTCCATGGGTTGCTGCGGGGCGTGGAAGAACTGATCCGGCAGACCGATCCCACCGAGCTTCTGGTCTACGGCAAAACGCCGCCGGAAATGGCGGCTCTGCTTCGGACCAAGGGCATTCCGTGGCAGACGTTTCAGCATAGCATAGCGGCCCGTGTAAGGCCGGGAGAGGAGGCGCTGTAATGGGCGGAAGAGGCAGCAGCATGAAAGGTTCCCAAGGCGTCGGAGGCGGCGCAGGAGCGCCCGCAGCAGCCGCACAGGCGATGCCCGTAATTCAAGCAGCACCTGCCCCACAGGCAGGGCCTCCGACCGGGGCCAACGGGTTCGGCCACCTGACCCCGCAGCAGGTCGTGGCCCTTGAAAAGGCAGCGCAGCAGCAGATGATCCGGGATCCCAAGCTGGCGGCGGGTGTGGCGGACTACATCGACCCCACCCAGCAAGCCAACGGCAAGGCCCTGAGCCAGAACGCCAACTGGGCCATGGCCACCGGATACCGCAAGCTGACCCGCCGGGAACAGGCCATGGTGGACGCCGTGGACAAGCTGGCAAAGCCCATCGGGCAGGAGACCACTCTCTACCGCGCCGACCATGACGACTTCTTGCAGCGGCTGCAGATCAGCAATTACAGCCGGATGAACGACACCCAACTGCGCAAGGCTCTGGTGGGCAAGACATGGACCAACGATTGTCTGGAATCCACCGCCTACGACAGCCGGGACAACCCCTTCTGGCCCCAGCCGGGTGGAAACCGCCGGGCGGGCAAAAACGGGCAGGGCGGCTCGGTCTCCGGCAACCGCGAGGTGCTGATCCGCTACCACACGGCCAAGAGCACCCGCGCCGCCTTTCTACAGCCCAGTCAGTCCGAAGCCGTTCTGGCGGTGGGCACCCATCACAAAATCACCGGTGTCCGGTCTACCCGCACCGGACCCTCGTACACCTACGGCTCCGGCAAAAAGGTCATTGAGCTGGAAATCGAAGTGTGGTAAAATCATGTTGGAGGTATCTCACTATGGCGAAAATTTCCGCGCAGAAGTTGAAAGAGATCGAGGCCGCAGAACAGAAGTTCCGGCCCCTCGACACCCCGAAAACGAGCCGACCCTTTCCCAATCTGGGCATGGAGAAGCCCGCAGCCAAGAAGAAAACCACCAAGGCAAAACCCAAGAAAAAGTAACTCGTAACGTTTTGCCCCTGCGCCCCGTGGTACCCTTGACCGAGAAATTCACGGCCAAGGGAGGGATCACATGGGCGGCAGAGGCGGAAGTATGGGTGGCAGCCATGGCATGAGCGGGGGCGGCGGTGCGGCAAAAGCAGCGGCACCCAAAGCCCCCGCTCAGACCCGCGAGCAGAAGCTGCTGGCCCAGATCAAGGGCAACCCGGCGGCGATTCTGAAAATGAGCGATCAGGATGCAGCAGATACCGTGAAGGCTATTGCCAAGCAGCGCATCCGAACTGACGGCACCCAAAACAACACGTTCGTCCAGCGCTATCTGAATGCCGTAGGCTTCAGTGACAGCAAGCCCCAGCTTCTGAGCGACAGTGCATATGAGAAAGCACGCATGAAAGCGAAAGAAGCCTCCATGTACCATGCGGACAAGAATTTCGGGGGCAAGACGGGCGACCACTATAATAAGCAGCTTCAGTCGGGGGATACCATGTTCGCCTCCAACGGCTACTATGGCGGAGGCACCTATTGGGCATGGGGCTCGGCTTCGGCGTCTAGCGGCTACGGGCGGTATCAGTGCAAGGGCTTTCTGAACTCCAAAGCACGGGTGATAACAACGGATCAACTGGATAAGATGGGGCGCTCCTTTAGCGCGCGGCATCCGAAGACCTATGCCGCGCTGGTTAAGGCACGCGCGGGATATGGCGGCACGGATGAGACGCTCTATTCATTTTTGGCCGCCTCACACGGATATAATGTCATCCAGAGAGGCTCGCGCAAAACGGCGGGCACCTACATGGTCACCTTAGACCGCAGCGCTCTGACGATGTCTACCAAAACGATTAAAAACGCCCAACAGGGCATGACGAACTGGTAAGGAGGAAACCCCATGGCAATTTCCAAAGATGCGGAAAAGCTGATTTCGCAGGTCGAAAAGGGCGAAGGCGCGAAGTATGGCAGAGACGCCCGCAAGTTCGCGATGGATAGTTGGAAGATTCACACCGGCGAATGGCCCAAGCCCTCCGGCTGGAGGGATCCCTATGCCAAGCTGGACAAGGCCAAGGCGGCCAAGGCAAAGGCCAAGAAGTAACTCATAACGTTTTCCCCTAGGCTCTCTGGTACAATTGCCAGAGAGCCTATTTTATTGCCCGGAGGGATTGCATGGAGAGCGTGAGACACCAAATCGAGTACAAACGGCTGGAAGACATCCGCCCCTATGACAACAACCCCGGCGCAATGATGAAGCGGCAAAGGCCGTGGCCAATAGCATCCGGGAGTTCGGCTTCCAGTCCCCCATCATCGTGGACAAGGACGGCGTCATCATTGCCGGGCACACCCGGTACAAGGCCGCCCGGAGGCTGAAGATGCAGGAAGTGCCGGTGATCGTGGCCGCGGAGCTGGACCCCGAAAAGGTCAAAGCCCTGCGTATTGCGGACAATTCCACCGGCGAAGTGGCCGAGTGGGACCTGCAGCTTCTGGTGCAGGAGCTGACCGGCATCCAGTACGACATGGCCGACTTTGGCCTGAATCTCCAGATCAGGATCGACGAGGAGGTCAAGGAGGACGACTTCACCGCAGAGCCCCCGGAGCAGCCCATCACCCAGCGGGGAGACATCTGGCTGCTGGGTGGCCACCGGGTCATGTGCGGCGACAGCACCAGCCCGCAGGACGTGGAGCGACTGATGGACGGCAAGCTGGCCGACCTGCTCCTCACCGACCCGCCCTACAACGTCAACTACGAGGGCGCGAACGGCAAGAAGATCGAGAACGACAACATGGCAGAAAGCCAGTTCCGGCAGTTCCTGCTTCAGGCATACAGCCGGGCCTTCGACGCTTGCCGCACTGGGGCCAGCGCGTACATCTTCCACGCAGACACGGAGGGTGAGGCCTTCCGGGCCATGTTCCGGGAGGCGGGCTGGGGTTTGCACGGGTGTCTGGTCTGGGTCAAGAACAGTCTTGTTCTCGGCCACAGCGACTACCAATGGCAGCACGAGCCCTGCCTGTACGGCTGGAAGCCCGGCGCAAACCACTACTTCATCAATGACCGCAGCCAGACCACTGTCATCGACGACGCAAAGCCGGACGATCTGCGGCACATGAAGAAGGATCAGCTGCTGGACTGGGCCATCAAGGCGCAGGAACTGCTGACCCAAAAGCCCAGCAGCGTCATCCGCTGCGATAAGCCGCCCCGCAATGCGGAGCACCCCACCATGAAACCGGTGGTGCTCTGCGGCAAGCTCATCAAGAACAGCTCCCTCCCCGGCCAGCTCGTGCTGGATCTGTTCGGCGGAAGCGGTTCCACGCTGATCGCTTGCGAGCAGCTCAGCCGGGTCAGCTACACCATGGAGTATGACCCGAAGTATGTGGACGTCATCGTCAAGCGCTGGGAGGACTTCACCGGCGAGAAGGCTGTCCGTCTGAAATAACCATTCCCCACCGGGGCGGTTTTCGCTACTCCTTTCCCACCCCGGTTTCTCTTAGCCAAAACGGCGCACACGCGGGCCAACCTCCTCCCGCAAGGCCCAGCTTCTCTGCGGCCAGTGTGCGCCGTTTTTCTGTTGGAGGTGAACCCTTGGCACGCGAATCTCAAATCAGCAAATGGAACAGCCCCAGCGGGCTGCTGCGCTTGCAGCGGCTGGCCATGCACGGCCTGACACAGGCCGAAATCTGCGAGCAGATCGGGGTGCCGCCGCGCACCTTCCGCCGCTGGTGCACTCAAGACCCCCGCATCGGTCAGGCCGTCAGCGTGGGGGCAGAAGCCGCCCTCGCCAGCGTGGAGAATGCCCTCTTCAAAAAGGCCCAGAGCGGCGACCTCGGTGCCATGTGCTTTTACCTGAAAAACCGTGACCCGGAGCATTGGAGCGAGCACCCGGAGCTGCGCGGCTACGACGGAAAGGTGGTGTTTGTGGATGACATCCCGAAGACGGCAGCCCCCAAATCTGCTGAAACAGCAGTTGAAGCTGAGCAGCCTGATCATCCCTGAATATTACGCGGCCCATACGGCCATCTGGTCCGGCGAGTACAACGAGTATCTGGGCGACGGAGGGCGCGGAAGCCTGAAATCCACCTTTGCCGCCACCGAGCACATCCTGCTCATCATGCGGGTGCCCAACATCCACGGAATCGTCCTGCGCAAGGTGGGTAACACCATCGCTACTTCGGTCTGGCCAGAGTACAACCGCGTCATCGACCGGATGGGCATCCGGCACCTGTGGAAGCAGCAGAAGCGCCCCTATACCCTGACCTATCTTCCCACCGGGCAGACCATCCAGTTCTACGGTCTGGACGACCCCGGCAAGCTGAAATCCATTGCGGTGCCCTTCGGTTACTTCGGCGTCATGCACTTCGAAGAGTTCGACCAGTACGACGGCCCGGAGGAAGTCCGAAACGTGGAGCAATCCGTCTTCCGCGGCGGCCCGTTCAGCTTTTCCTTCAAGACCTTCAACTCCCCGGCCATGGCCCGGCATTGGGTCAACCGGTACAAACGGGAGCCGAAGCCCCGGCAGTTCCGACACCACACCACCTACCTGACTACCCCCGCCGAATGGCTTGGCCCCCGCTTCTTCGACGACGCCGAGGCCCTCAAGCAGCGGGACCCAGTGGCCTACGCCCACGAATACATGGGCGAGGTTGTGGGCTGCGGGCAGCAGGTATTCGACAATCTGGAGCTACGGCCCATCTCCCGCGAGGAGATCGCCGGGTTCGACCGCCGGTATTACGGCCTCGACTTCGGCTGGTATCCTGACCCGAACCATTTTGGCGGGATGTCCTACGACCACGCGCGGCAGACCCTCTACATTTTCGAGGAGCACCGGGCCCAGAAGGAGACCGACGCCCAACTGGCCGAGGCACTGTACAAGCACCTGCACGATGAGATCATCGGCGACAGCGCCGCCAATCGTTCCATCGCTACACTGCGGGATCTGGGCTTTTCCCGGCTGCGGGGCTGCCGGAAGTACGCAGCCCACGGCGGCACTTCCGTCACCGACGGCATGAAGTGGCTGCAAAGCCGCCGCAAGATCGTCATTGACCCGGTGCGCTGCCCGTGGACGGCCCGCGAGTTTTCCGAATACGAATACGCCATCGACAAGAAGACCGGCGAAGTGCTGCCCGGTTACGTTGACGCCGCCAATCACAGCATCGACATGACCCGCTACGCCATGGAGGATGTCTGGCAAAAGAGAGGTGCACAAAACGCATGATAAACCACGCCGACATTGAGAACATCATCGGCTGCAAGACCCTTGTGACCGACCGGATGCAGCACGCCATCGAGGGCTGGTACGACGCCGCCATCGATGGGCTGCCGCTGGACCAGAACCCGGAGACCCTGTCGCTGGACCTGCCCGCCCTGATCTGCGCCGAGCTGGCCCGGCTGACCACGCTGGAGCTGGAAGTCACGGTGACGGGCAGCCCCAGAGCCGACTGGATCAGCGCCCATCTGCAACGGATCCTCTCGCCCCGCAGACGCCGGATCTTCACCGTGGCGCTGGCCCTTGGCAGCGGCGTCTGGAAGCCCTATCAGAGTGGCACCAAGCTGGGCATTTCCTTCTGCAATGCCGCCCACTATTTCCCTGTTGCCCATGACGCCGAGGGCAGCCTGACCGAGGGCGTGTTCGTGGACACCCTTCAGGACAACGACAGTTACTATCACCGGCTGGAATGGATGCACGTTCTGGAGCGCCGTCAGGATCTGCGGGAGGAAGAGCTGGCCCAATTGGAGGATTCAGACCTTGATCCGCCTACGCAGTTTCCCTGCATCAAGGTGGTCAATCTGGCCTTCCGCAGCTCCACGCAGGACGCACTGGGCAGCCCGGAAGACCTGAGCATCCGCCCGGAGTGGGACGAGATCGAGCCGATCGCTTACCTGACCGGCCTCGAAAAGCTCCCGGTGGGCTATTTCGTGACCCCCATCGTCAACAGCATCGACCCAGACAGCGAGCTGGGTGCCGCCATGTTTGAACCCGCCCGCAAGCAGATCATCGACGCCGACGAGCAGTACACCCGGCTGGACTGGGAGTATGAGGGCGGCGAGCTGGCCGTGGACACCGACGAGAAGTTCCTCAAGCCCAGCGCCGCCGGGCAGCAGATGTCCAAGGCTCAGGCGCTCCGGGAGTACGGCGTGCCCCCGGAGGTCATCGACAGCACCGCCCCGCGCCACCGGGAGCGGCTGTTCCACGGCATCAACGTCAACACCGGCATCACCGACGGTACGCCCTTCTATCAGGTGTTCGCCCCGGCCCTCCGGGATGGCAGCTATCTGGCCGGGCTGAACCAGTATCTTCGCAATGTGGAGAGTCATGCCGGGCTGAGCTTCGGCGTGCTCTCTCAGGTGGCCGATGTGGAGAAAACCGCCACTGAGATCGTCAGCAGCAAGCAGAAGCTCTATGCCACCGTGTCCGACCTTCAGGCAGCGCTGGAAGAGACCCTGCGGGGCCTCATCGACGCGCTGGACTACTGGGCCGACCACACCAAGGGTGCCCCCGGAAAGGGCACGCTGAACACCGCTTTCAAGTGGGATGACAGCATCATCCTCGACCGGCTGACCGAGATGTCCCAGTGGCAGCAGGAAGTCAGCATGGGGCTGCGCGGCAAGATTGAGTACCGGATGCACTTCTTCGGCGAGGATGAAAAGACCGCCACGCTGGCCGTGCAGCGCATCCAGCAGGAGGCCATGTCCACCGACGTTCTGAAAGGGGTGCTCGACAATGGCGACGGCTAACACAGGGAGGGAAACCTCATGCTGACCCCGGACGAAGTCAACGGCTATGCCGGCCTCATGGCGGCCCCATGGGATGAGCTGAGCGACCGCATCCTCCGGGATATGGTGCGCCGGATCGTCAAGGCGGGCAGCATCACTACCACCGCCCAGTGGCAGAGCTACCGGGCCGAGGCCCTCGGTGCCAGCCGGGCGTACCTTCTCCGGCAGATGGACCAGATCGTGCAGCAGCTAAGCCCGCAGGAAGCCGCTGTGTTTGCGCAAGCCATGAAACAGGCATACGGCATCGACCTCCGCGACGCTGCAGCAGCGGGCCGCACCCTGACCCCGCTGGGCGAAAGCGAGGAGGCGCAGCAGATTCTCCAGAGCGGCTACCGGCGCACCATGAACACCCTGTACAACCTGACCCGGACCCGCGCCGTGATGGGCAACCAGAACCTGTTGGAGACGACCCAGCGGCAGCTCGCCTATCATCTGGACATGGCCCACGCCGACGCCCTCAGCGGAGCGTTCAGCTCGGACGATTCCGCCCGGCGGGCCCTGAATGAGCTGGCAGCCAAGGGTGTGGGAGCCATCACCTACCCCAGCGGCCACGTGGACACGCTGGACGTGGTGGTTCTTCGGGCCACCCGCACCGGCATCAACCAGACCGCCGGGGAGATCACCCGCCACAACGCGGATGTTCTGGACTGCGACCTCATGGAGCTGGACGCCCATGTGGGAGCACGCACCGGCGACGGCGGGCAGAACCTGACCAACCACAGTTGGTGGCAAGGGCAGCTCGTCAGCCGGAGCGGGCGGCACGGCTACCTCTCGCTGGACGACATCGGCTACGGCGACATCCGGGGTTTCATGGGGGCCAACTGTGCTCACAACTGGTCGATGTACTGGGAAGGGGCCAGCAAACGCAGCTACACCCCCGAACGGCTGGCTGTCATCAATGCTGCTACCGTCTCCTACAATGGCAAGGACATCAGCCGATACAAGGCCACCCAGATGCAGCGCAGCTATGAGCGCAAAATCCGGGCCGAAAAGCGGGCGTTTCTGGTCGCGAAGGAAAGCGGCCAGAAGGACGCAGAAAAGGCCGCAGCGGGCAAGCTGGCGGCCTCTCGTGAGCAGTTGAAGGATTTCCTCGGCCAGACGGGGCTGCACCAGTACCAGCTGCGAGAGAGCGTGCCCGGCTTCGGTCGCAGCGAAGCGGCCAGCGCTGCCGCACAGGCGAGGAAATGAGCGCGGCTGGACTTCCCTGCCGCGCTGTGATATAATGCAGCCAAAAAGGGAGGTCGTAGCTATGAAACTTCAGAAGAAAATCGGGGCCGGGCTGCTCGCCCTTGCCCTCGTGCTTTCCCTCGGCGCGTGCTCCGGCAGCGCCGACAGCAGCACCGCCAGCAACGCGGCATCCAGCACCCCGGAAAGCATCGCAGCCGAGAGTGCCAGCGCTGCACCGGAAGCAGAAAGCAGCGCCGCATCCTCGCCGCTCGACGGGATCAAGTTCCGGGCCGATAAGGTCCGCAACGATACCACCGGCAACTGGCGCATTTCCTGCATCGCCGAAAACATTGACATGAGCGAGCACGCGCTGGACTACTACAAGCAGTACTTCACCGATGACAGCGAAATTCACTTCATCGTCAATTTCAACTACAGCACGACCACCAAGATCATGAGCATGGGCGACCAACTGGACGTGACCGTTCAGGACTACGTCTCGAAGGAGGAGCACGACGCTAAGGTCTTGGGCAGCGGCGAAGTTCTGGCCGAATATTTTGTGGATAAAGATACCGGCGAAATCGAGAAGGTCCGCTGAGAAATAAGCAGCAGAAAAGCCGTGGAGGAATGCACCTCCACGGCTTTTCCATTGGCAGTAATTCACTTGAAGTGCTCCAGCAGTTCATCCACAAAAGCCTTTGCCGCCGGGGTCAGTGGGCAGGTGCACCACCCCCGGTCGTAATAGGCCACTTCCTGCCAGTACCGAACCTCACCGGGAGGCAGCTCAGCGATCCAGAGCTTCGAGACCCGCCCGCCATTGATGCCGCACGCGCTGCCTTCGGGGTAGACTTTGGCCTCCCACCGGAACAGGTGCCCGCTCCGCTCAGCCTGACCCTCGTGCCAGAACCGACCGCCCATCTCCGCACGGAATCCGCGCATCACTGATCGCCTCCCTCATAGTCCACCACATAGCCGTTGTACACGAAGTTCTCCGCCGCCATGGCAGCGTCGAGGACCCGGTTTGCATACTCGGCGGCTTCCGCCGGGCTCTTGGTTCCGAGGGACGCCCACTGGACACCCATCTTCACCGGAGTGCCCTGCCGGGCGAAGTTGCAGTTGTGGATCTGGATGCCGTCCTCTGCGGAGAACTGTGCCTGAAGCGCGTCCAGCGCCTCGCCGTAGACCTTCCAGTTAACCTTCTTCATGATCACCATTCTCCTCTCGCAGCAGCGTGAGCAATTGCCCGCTCTTCGTTCTCCCGATCCAGCGCCTGTGCAAAAGCGTCCAGCGCGCTGGCCCTCGTGATCGGACCGAACTCCTTCACGAAGTAGGCGAAGGTGCGCTCGTCCCAGCATTCGACATAGCCATCGCCGCCCTTACCGTAGTTCTCGTGGGCCAGCTTCATGAACTGGTCGAAGGTCAGCGCCGGAGGGTTCGGCTCGGTGTCCAGAGGAACGACCCGTGCACAGGGATGCCCACGGCGAATGACCTGCGTCAGTTCGGCGTCAGCCGCTGCCCGCTCAGCCCGGCAGCCGTAGACCTTCAGGGTGCCGTCGTCCTTCTCTTCGAGGATCGCCCAGTTGTAGGCGTGCGTCTTGCTGGTGCGCACCAGCTGGCCTTTGTAGTAGAATTTCATAGTTCAGTCCTCCTTGTTCGTGTACTCGTCGGTGTCCCGGCTGGATTCGCCCATCAGAAACACCCGGTGCTTGCCCTCGGCATCCCGTACCCAGTCGCCACCCAGAGCGGTGAGGGTGAAGATCATCCCTTGGTACTGCCCCTCGGCGCACAGCCGGGTCGGCTCCGGCAGGTCCTCCCGGTGCATGATGCACCACTGAGAATCCATACTGAACGCCAGCGTGCCCAGATGACCGCGCAATTCTTTCGTCTTCATCGTTCAGCCCTCCTTGACCAGCTGCAGCATCTTAAACACGCGGTCCCACTGCTCCTGCGAAAGGGTACCGCCATTGTTCACCACTGCTTCGGCCGCGTTGATTTCCAGCCGCATCTCGGTCTTGCTCATCTCGTTCAGATTTGTCATTTTTCGTTTTCCTCCGTTATTTTTTTGTTCATTTTCCTTTTGGTGTCCGTATGTTACCTCTTCCGATTCAAAAAGTCAAGTTGTTTTTGATTTATTTATAAACTTCTTTTTAGTGTTGACTTTTGCCCGCGGACGTCATATCCTTGTGCCAGAAAGGAGCAGATGTAAATGGATACCTCAAGCCGTGTCAAAGCCTTGTTGGAGCTGACCGGGAAGAACCAGACCGACCTTGCTGCGGCCTTTGGGATGACAACCCCACAGGCCATGAACAACAAGATGCGCCGGGACAGTTGGTCGGCAAAAGACCTCGCCAAGACCGCTGCCATTTGTGGTGCAAAGCTGGCGTTCCTCCTGCCGGATGGCTCCCAGCTCATCCTCGCACCGGACAAAGATTGACCGCTACACCACAAAACCCGCCCCTGAGAGGACAAGCCTCCCGGAGGCGGGTTTTCTGTTTGCATCATTTCTCCCGGCGCTTGCAGCAAAAGTCCGTATACAAACCAACGTTTTCTTTGTATGCACGAAAAAGTGAGGTTTCATGCGGGTTTTCGGGGCAAAACATACAGAACATACTCAAACTCTTATCCTGACCCTAAATAGAAGAAAAGAAGAGTATACGCGCGTGAGAATAGCCTTATATCCTTCCCGTGATGGATTTATAGGATTCCGGTATGTTCTGTATGTTTGGTAGTCAGGCCAAGTCGTAACGTTTTGCCGCGGTTCCCCGTGGTACGATAACACACAGAATTCACCGTGCACCCGGTGTCAGAGAGGTGCAGAGGGCACCGCGACCGGCAGCGCGAAACATCTGCTGTATGCCCTCCGGGAGGTAACACCATGAGACGTGAGGATTTGAGAGCCATCGAGGGCCTGACCGAAGAGCAGATCAACGAGATCATGCGTCTGCACGGGCAGGATGCCGCCACCTATCAGGCAAACTTGCAGAGCTTACAGGCCCAGTTGACCACCGCCCAGCAGGGGCTGGCGGCGTTCGACGGCGTGGACGTCAACGAGCTGCACGGTCAGATCACCAACCTGACCAACCAACTGGCCGCACAGGCCGCAGAGTACGCTTTCAACGACGTGCTGCGCAGCGCTGCACGGGAGGCGGGCGCTCTGGATGAAGCGGATGTGATCACTCTGCTGCCGGACCGAGCTACACTGCGTGACAGTAAGAATCAGGCCGAAGACGTGAAGCAAGCCTTCGCTGACCTCAAAGCCCACAAGCCCTATCTGTTCCAGAGTTCCCCCGCTCCGGCAGATGACACCACCGACCCGCAGCCGGGTCAGGAAGAGCCGCAGGGCAGCCCCATCGTCATCCCGAAGCCCCGCAATCAGGGCGGCAATGCGCAGCCGACCCTTGCAGAGTTTCTCAAGATGACCGGTGCCGAGCGCATGGCCCTGCGCACCCGTAATCCCGCACTTTTCCAGCAGCTCTCGGCACAGATCCGGGCTGCGCGACACTAATGAGGTAACGATCTATGCCTATTACCGGCACTTTCGGCGGCTTCCCGTTTGACCCCGAAGTCTATCAGGGCTTCGTCGATCAGGAGGCCACCTTCTCCGATTCCATCCTCGCCTCCGGCATTCTGGCCAACGATCAGAGTCTGGCCACCGCGCTGGACAACGGCGGCGTGATGGGCACCATTCGTTTCTATAATCCGCTGGACCCTGACAAGGACGCTCCGCTGGTTCGCGACGGCACCACTGACAACGTGCCCACCGAGATCTCCGGCGGCAAGCAGTCGTGGATTCGTATCGACCGCATGAAGGCGTGGAAGGCCACCGAGCTGACCCGTGAACTGACCGCAGCCGACCCCATGGCCGCCGTGGCTCGCAACACCGGCCGCTACTGGCGGATGTACAAGCAGGGCCTTCTGGTCAAGCTGGTCAACGCCGCCCTGAACGCCACCGGTCTGGAAAGCCATACCCTGACCGTCAAGAGCGGCGGCGTGACCGCCAATCAGTTGATCGACGTGCAGCAGTCCGCGCTGGGCGACTTCTCCGGCAAGTTTGGTCTGCTGGTGGTCCACTCCAAGATCATGGCCGAGTACAAGAAGATGGGCTTGCTGAACTATAACAAGTACACCATCACCAACGTGCTGGAGAAGGAAGTCAGCCTTCCCACCATCAACGGTCTGGTCGTCATCGAGAACGACCGCGGCACCGACGACGGCACCAACTACAACACCTTCCTGCTGGGTCAGGGTTCCGTCCTGACCGCAGACCCGAAGGTGATCACCCCGGACTACACCGAGTACAACGCCTCCAAGGCGGGCGGCACCGATATCCTGTACAACAACCGCTCCTTTATCCTGCACCCGAATGGCCTGTCCTTCGATGCGGACAACATTGCCAAGGAGACCCCCACGGATGCGGAGTTCACCGACAACACCAAGTGGAAGCTGAAGTTCGAGCACAAGAACGTCCGCATGGGCAAGATCAGCGTTCCCAAGGCAAACTTCGCCGAGGAGTAATTCCATGGATAGCTGGCTGACCTATGAGGCATTTCAGGCACAGTATCCCGATTCCGCCCTGACCGAAGCCCAGTTCACACCGCTGGCGGTGGATGCAGCGCTGTTCATCGAGGCTTCGACCCGCTGGTGCGCCGCACTGGCCGAGGAGCCGGAGCAGGTGGAGATTCTGGCCCTGTGTCAAGCCCGGCTGGTGCACCTCGCTGAAGAGGTCAACGCCAGTTGGGACGGCGTGACCAGCGTGAACAACCACGGCTACTCGGAGAGCTACGCCTCCGGGATGGACCTGCAAGCCTATCTCGGCCAGCGGCAGCAGCAGATCGTGGCCCAGACCCTCTCCGCACCGGCGACCCGCTGGATGATCTACGCGGGCGGGGTCTACCACCCGCCCCGCAGACGCTGAGAGGAGGAAAGCCCCATGCGCGTGCCCTTAGACGCACATCAGACCGTTACTCTCACCCACATTGTCCGCAAGGGTACGGCGAGTGAAAGCTACACGGTCGTACTCTCCGGCGTAAGCTGTCATGAGACAAACGGCGTGCTGGCAGACGGCAGCGGCTTTTCCCATTCCGGCAACTCCACGTCGTTCTGCATTTTCCCGATGCACACCACGGCTGCCTTCTCCGGGACCCCTGAACAGGCCTCGATTGCGGGCAGCACCTATCTTGCACCGGCAGCGTTCAAGGCCGCAGACCCCGCGCTCCGGGGCTGCCGGTGGACGCTGGCTCCGGAGGACAAAGTTCTCCTGCCCAGTGGCCGCACCGGCACCGTGGCCAGCGTGCAGGACAACCGGACCGGGCGCTGTCCGCACTGGTATGTGGAGGTGAGCGGATGAAGAATCCCCTGCTCCAAATCAACCAGCCCGCAGATGTCGATCTGGGCCGGAACGGCAGCCTGAACCTCGGCATCCGTTGGAAAACGGACTTTGCCGGGCGGTTCACGGAGGGCTTTGAGCGGCTCCAGAAGGAAGCCGACGGCGAGTTCGTCCGGATGGTCAAGCCCTATGTTCCCAAGCGCACCGGCGCACTGGTGGGCAGCACCGACGACCACACCGCTCTCGGCAGCGGGCAGATCATACAGGCAACACCCTATGCAGCCGCCCAGTACTACCGGCTGCCCCTCAGACAAGGCGTCCGAGAGGACGGGCGCGGCCCCCACTGGGGCGAGCGCTGCGTGAATGACCACGGGCAGGAGTTCGTCTCCTTCGTCAAAGCCCGTGCACAGGTGAATTTGAAATGACCGAGACCAAGACTCCTGACATCCGGGCCATGCTGGACTGGCTGGCCGCTTGTCCCCTTGCCACCGCCCTGAATGACGGGGATGTGGCCTTTTCCATCGACTATCTGGGAGCAGAACCCTGCCAGTTTTCGCTGGAGGGCACCCCGGCGGCCCCGATTCTGGAACAGTACATCCGCGGCAGCCTCCGGGCCAAGAATTACGTTCTGGCCTCCCGGATGGAGTACACCGCCGATACGGCCCAGCAAGCGGCCAACAGCTCCTTCTGGGACGACTTTGCCGAGTGGGTGGAAGAGCAGTCCGCTGCCCAGAACCTGCCCCATCTGGAGGGCGACAAACGGGCGGAAGCAGTCGTCTGCCTCTCCCCCGGCTACCTGCTGAATCAGGATGCCAACACCTGCCGCTTCCAGATCCAGCTACAACTGCAATACTACCAAGAAGGGAGATAACCCATGAAAATTTCGGAAGCCTTGGCCCAGATCAAGGCCAAAAAAGGCATCGAGCCCAGCGCCGACTACGTTGGCGTTGAGCGGGCGGATGATTTCATCTTCGCCATGCAGACCGACAGCGCTACCCAGACCAAGGTGGGCGACTGGATCGTGTTTGCGGAGCGCGTCAAGGAGCACTCCGGTGCCCTGAACGCCGCCACCGAAGACGCCCAGTACATCCGCGCCACCGTGACCGAGAAGGGCGAGACGCAGCGTACTTTCACCGTCAACGGCAACCGCTACGTCGGCGACGCCGCACAGGATTTCCTTCTGAGTCACAAGGTCAAGTTCGGCTCCGGCCAGAGCGTCGTATTCCCCTACGTCTACTTCAGCGTGAAGACCGGCAAAGGCGAAAAGGGTCTGGCAACCTTCATCGTCACCTCCGATGCCAGCGGTGCCGCGGGCAACGCGGCAGGTTTCGCCTGTGACGTGAAGGGCATCGGCACCCCGGAGGAGTTCGACTATCTGAACGAAACTCAGGCCGACACGCAGCTCACCAAGGCCACCAAGGTCTGATAACAACACCACACAGCCCTCGTTCCCCGGCGGACGGGGGCTCTTTTTGTAGGAGGATACCATATGACTATTCTGGATCAGGAATTCAACTTTTCTACCCTGAACGCCGCCGACGTAGACCGGATGCTGGCCGCAACGGAGAAGCAGAAGCAGCGTGCTGCGGCAGAAGGCGGCCGCTACACCCCGGAAGGCTCTGGTTACCCGGACTGGCTGCGTTTCCAGTGCCGCCTGTTCATGGATTACCTCGACGAGGTTCTGGGTGAGGGCGCATCGGCACGGCTCGGCTTGGACGGCAACAATTTCAACGACTGCATGAAGGTCAGTCAGGCGTTCGCCGAGGCAATGGCCGCCGAGAAGCAGGGCGTTGTTGATTTTGTGCGCCCCGATCTGACTCCCGCGCAGCCTACCGCAGCCCCCATCCCTGCCCCCATGAACCGGGAGCAGCGCCGCGCAGCAGCGAAAGCACACCCGGCGAAACTTGCCGCCTATCCGGCAGTCTCCGACTTCCAGAAGCGCGAAGCCGACAAGGCCGACCGCCGCAAGCGGTTGCTGGCCGAACTTGCGGAGCTGGATAATGACTGACCTGCTGACCGAGCCGTTGCCGACCGTGTGGGAGGGGCGGGCCATCGACCCGGACTTCCGGCACATGGTCCGGCTGCTGAACGGCATCCACCGGGCGGAATCCGATGAAGAGCGGGCCCAGCTTTACTGCGAAGCGATCCAGCACTTTTTTGTGGAGCCGGTTTCCCCGGAGGCGCTGCCGGAAGCGTTCAGTTCACTGGTACGGTTCTGCCAAGGCGGAGCCGATGAAGCGCCGCAGAAGCAAACCGAAGCCTCCTCCGGGGGTTCGTCCGAGCCTTTGTTCGACTACCACTGCGACGCCGCGTATTTTATCGGCTCCTTCCAGCAAGCCTACGGCATCGACCTGACGGTGGACAGGGTGCACTGGTGGCGGTTTCAAGCGTTACTGCGCTCCCTGCCCTGCGACACCGCGCTGGGCCGGATTCTGGACTTCCGCGGTGCCGATACCTCCGAGATGGACGAAGCACACCGGAAATACTACGAGGCGATGAAGGAACGGTACGCCCTGCCGCCGGATTTGAAGGGGGTGAAGCGTGTTGAGACCCTACAAGAACACGAGGCCGCTTTCATCGACCGCTTCGGTTGACCGTGCCCCCATCCCCTGCCCCTTCTGCGGCCGTTCCCTGCCCGTGTGGGCAGCCTCCGAAGCCCATGCCCATGGAGTATGGGTAAAATGCAAAAATCCCGCCTGTAAGCGGGAAATCGAGATCAAGTTATAACAGCCTGTGCCCTTGTGCCCGCGCTCCGAATGAGAGGTGGACACATTGGCAGATTACAGCATCACCGGCGATACCCGGCTGGACGCGAGCGGATTCAACAAGGGCCTGAGCGCTATGTCGGTGACGGCTGGCAATCTGATCTCCGGGCTGGTCAAGACCGGCACCAGCAAGCTGGCCGAGCTTTCCAAAGCCTCGGTTGGCGTCGGCATGAGCTTCCAGTCCTCCATGTCGCAGGTCGCCGCCACCATGGGCACCAGCGTGGACCAGATCCAGCTTCTGACCGACAAGGCCAAGGAGATGGGCAGCACCACTGCCTTCACAGCTACACAGGCAGCGGACGCTCTGAACTATCTGGCGCTGGCTGGATATGACGCTAACAAGGCGGCCGAGGTGCTGCCCAGCGTGCTGAATCTGGCCGCTGCGGGCGGCATGGATCTGGCCTATGCTTCTGACCTCGTCACCGATGCTATGGCCTCGCTGAACCTTGAGGCCACCAAGCAAAACGTGGATGAGTTCGGCAACAAGCTGGCCATGGCGGCCAGCAAGGCCAACGCCAACGTTGCCCAGCTCGGCGAAGCCATCCTGACGGTGGGCGGCACAGCGGCCAACCTCAAAGAGGGCACCACCGAGCTGACCACCGCCCTCGGTCTGCTGGCCAATGTCGGCATCAAGGGCGCGGAGGGCGGCACCCATCTGCGCAACATCATTCTGTCCTTACAGTCCCCCACCGATGATGCGACAAAGCTCATGCAGCAGCTGGGCTTGCAGGTCTACGACGCGCAGGGCAACATGCGCGGGCTGGATGATATCCTGACCGACCTGAACGACCGTATGGCCGGGATGACGCAGGGCCAGAAGGACAGCATCGTCAACCAGATCTTTAATAAGACCGACCTCGCCGCCGTCAACGGCCTTCTGGCCGCACAGGGCGAGCAGTGGGAGGCGCTGGCGGCACAGATCGGCGCAGCGGGCGAAGCTTCCGGCGATTCCGGTGCTATGGCCCAGATGGCGCAGACCCAGTTGGACAACCTCCAAGGTGCCGTCACCATCATGCAGTCGGCACTGGAAGGTTTGCAGCTCGGCCTCTACGATTATCTGGAACCCGGCCTGACCGAAGCTGCCAAATGGGGCGCAGAGTGCTTTTCCACCTTGACCTCGGCCCTGACCGACGGCGGCCCCGAAGCCATGCTTCAGGCTGCGGGGGAGATCATTGCCGAGCTGGCTGCTTCTATCTCCGCGCAATTGCCCGGTCTGGCTGGATCGGCGGTCGAGATCATCGCGCAGCTCTCGCAGAACCTGACCGCCGCCATGCCCTCCATTCTGGACACCGGTGCACAGGTGCTCTCCGCGCTGATCACGGGCATTACCGCCAACCTCCCCCAGCTCCTGACCAGCGCCACCGAGATCATCTGCTCACTGGTGGATTACATCGGCCAGCACGCCGACGATATTATCGACGCCGGTGTGCAGTGCTGCGAGGCACTGGTGATCGGCATCACCGAGAACCTGCCCCAGCTTATCACGTCGGCGGCTATGCTGATTGCCAACCTCGCCGCCGCCCTGATCTCCCATCTGCCCGACATTCTCGAATGCGGCGCGGCCCTGCTGACCACTCTGGTGGACGGCATCCTCCGCAGCATCGAGAATCTGGGCGAGGCAGCCCTTGCTTGCATCGGCAAGCTGCTGGGCGTCTGGGATGGCACCATGGACGAGTGGGGCCACATCGGCGAAAACATCGTTCAGGGTCTGCTGAACGGCATCACCGGGATGTGGGACAGCTTGGTATCCTCGGTCAAGGGCAAGGTCTCTGGCATGGTAGACACCGTCAAGGGCGTTCTGGGCATCCACTCGCCCTCCAAGGTCTTCTCGGAGATCGGCGTGCAGACCTGCGCCGGTCTGGCACAGGGCCTGACGCTGGGCAACATCAAGGTCAAAGAGGCAGCCAAGACCGTCGTCGCCTCTGTTACCGAGACAGCTACACAGATAAACGGTGCAGTCACGTCTGTTACGGAGACTGTCACCGAGCAGATGGCCAACGGCACCCAGCAGCAAAAGCAGACCGTGACCGAAACTTCCCGCCAGATGGTGAACGGCGTGCTGTCGGACGTGAAGACCATCACCACCACGGCGGCAGACGGCAGCCAGAAGGTGCAGCAGAGCATCGAGGCGGTGCGGGATGTGGTCTCCACCACGAAGGACACCCAGACCCAGCTCATCGACGGGGCGAAGGTCACGGTGGAAAAGACCACCGAGCTGCTGGCTGACGGCAGCGAGCGGATCAGCACCGTGACCACCCGGACGGGCAAGGAGATCATCGACGGAGTGGAGCGCACGGTGAAGACCGTGACCACCAAGACCGCCGACGGCGTGGAGTCCACCGTCCGCACCATCGAGGACGCCGGACCCCAGTACGCCAGCGCGGGCGAGCTGCTGACCACCCAGTTCCGGTCGAAGCTCGAAGACGGCTGGGCGCAGATCCAGTCCGACATCCAGACCGACGCCCTCGGTGCCATCAAGACGCTGGCCAACGCCATCAAGAACGGCGACATCGAGCAGCTGGGCCTCTGGGCGGCGGAATATTTCTGGAACGCTTGCAGTTCCGAACAGAAAAAGCAGATCAACGACCTCGCACTAGGGGCGCTGAATAAGCTCTCCTCGGCGCTGGGCGGCGTCGGCTCCAACCTCGCCAGCTTGGCCGCGTCGCTGGTGGCGAAGTTCATCCCCGCCGCGGCCTCGGCCACCGCCGGGCAGACCGCCCTGAACGTGGCCATGGACGCCAACCCCATCCTGCTGGTCATCTCCCTCATCGGGATGCTGGTGGGTGCGCTGGTCTCCTTTGCGGGCACCAACAAATCTGTCGGCGAGGGCTTCAAGAAGGTCTGGTACGGCGTCGAGGATGTCGCCTCGTTCATTTTCGAAAGCATTCTGCGGGTCATCGGCCTCAACGTACAGGGCTTCGTCTCGGCGGTCAACGCCATGATCGACACCTACAACTGGGCCGCCAGCAAGCTGCACCTGTCCACCATCAGCCGGGTGAGCAACCCGCTCTGGAATGCAGCGGACAAACTCGCCGCCCAGCGCCGGAAGCGGCAAGCCGAGCGGAAATTGCAGGACGAGGACGCCGCCACCGATTCCGGCTCCAAGAAGGTCGTCGAGTCCCTGACCGATACCCGCAAAGAGACCCGGCAGGACGGCACAACCGTCACCACCAAGACCCTGACGGAGAAGCTCCAAGACGATGCGGGCCGCATCACCACGCAGGTGACCAAGACCATCACCGAGGCGGGCAAGCGGCTGGTGGACGGCGTGGAGCGCTCCTACAAGACCATCACCACCTATGTGGACGGCGTGAAGCAGAAGACCGAAACAATTCTTGACGACCTCGACAAGAGCAGCTCGTCGGGCGCTTCGTCTGAACCTTCCACTCCGGCTCCCGACAACACCGGTGCCATCGAGGACAACACCGCCGCCATCCTCGCGGCAAACGAGAGGTTGGCCGAGATGGTGCGTCAGGCGGACAGCCTTGTGCTGTCGGACAACATGGCCGTCACCCGCAGCGTGGCCGCTTCCGGCACGGCGCAGGTGGCCGCTGCCGCCAGCAGCTACCACCGCGAGGGCGATACCACCATCATCCAGAACATCCACTCGAAGGCCCAGACGGCGGCAGATCTCCAGCGGGAAGCACGCTGGGAAGCCGACCGGGCCAAGGCCCAGAAACGATGAAAGGAGGGCTCCACAATGCCATTCAGAAAAGACCATTTGCAGCTGGTCACGGATGCCGGGGCCACTCTCGACATCGGGTGGGACTACGGCACGCCCTACTCCCTCGACCCCATCAACGGTGTGGATGTAAATCTGCAAAAGGCGCAGGGAGTGAACCAGATCGGTGAAACGGTGGAGCGCCAGAGCGTGGCCGGGGTGAGCCGTGAACTCATCATCCACTGCCACAGCCCCCACGGCGACGCGGATGCTGCCCTGCTTCTCGGTCGCCTCCCCTACTTTACCAGCGGCACAATGTATTTTGAGGACAAGTATTTCTGCCGGTTTGTGCTTTCCAAGACCCCCTACACAAAGAACATCCACCCCTACCCGGTGCTGGATTTCATGCTCTTCTGTCCGAAACCCTTCTGGTACAGCTTGCAGGCTCAGAGCTTCTGTATCAACGGCTTTGTGCCCAGCTTCAGGCTGCCGGTGAATTACTCCAAGCCCCACCGGTTCGGCGTGCGCACTTCAATCGGCTGGCTGAATGCCTATAACCCGGGGGCGCTGAGCGTGCCCTTTACGGCCACCCTCAAGAGCGACGGCGCTGTGGTCAACCCCACCGTGCTGAACATCGTCACCGGCCAGAGCATCCGCATCCTGACCACCCTGACCCCCGGGCAGGTCATCGAGATCTACCGCACCACCACCGACAAGCTGGCGGTCAAGCGGACAGAGGACGGCACGGAAGAGAATATCTTTTCTTTGCTGGATGAGGACAGCGACCTGCTGGAGCTGGCCCCGGGCGACAACCTGCTCAAGGCCACCGCCGACAGCGGCGAGACCAGTCTGCAGGTGACGGTGCGCTTTTATCCCATGGTTTCGGGCATTCTGCCGGAGGTGATCTCGTGACGCTGGACGTATTGGACGAGCTGACCCTCGCCCGGCTGGGCCGAGTGGAGGTGTGGGTGAGCCTTTACTGGGACGAGCCCTACAACACCGAGGGAGAGTTCACGCTGGAGGTGCGCCCCACCGAGGAGAACCTTTCCCTGCTCCGGGAGGGCCGCTGGCTGCGCCGCAGTGACAGCGATGTGCCCATGCGCATCTGCCACCGGAGCAACGAGAACACCGACAGCAACTTAGTGGTCACCGGCTTCCCGGGAACGTGGATCTTCACCAAGCGGGCCTGTACCAGCATCGTGAAGAACGAGACCGCGGAACAGGCCATGCGTAGGCTGGTCAGCGCAATGCAGCCATGGCCCAAGCTGGAGCTGGGTGCTGCTGTGGGCTTCGACACCACCTACACTGCACAGACCTCCGGCGGCAGCATCATGGATTACCTGATGACCATCGGCGCGGCTTGTGATCTGGGCTTCCGGGTGCGGCTGGTAGGCAAGAACGCAGACAAGAAGCTACTGTTTGAGGTCTACCGGCCCACCGCTGACCCAAACAACTGTTTTTCCACCAAGTGGGGCAGCCTGACCGGGGCCAGCTGGGCCTTTGGCGACAGCGACTACGCCAACGTTGCCATCGTGCAGGGCGCTGGCGAGGGCGAGAACCGGGCCACCGTGACCGTGGGCCTGACGGATGCCACCGGGGCCGACCGGCGGGAGCTTTACGTCGATGCCCGGGATGTGCAGCCGGACGAGGAAAAGGGCGAGACCACCAAAAGCCAAGCCTACCTCGAGCGGCTCATGGCCCGGGGTACGAATAAACTGCTGGAACAGCTCCGCACCGGTTCCATTGAGTTGACCATCGATGCCGAGGGGCTCTCCCCCGGTGACGTGGCCTTTTGCACCATCCCGGAGCTGGGCTACAAGGCCACCGTCCGGGTGGCTGATGTCATCACCCAAAGCCAGAGCGACAGTACCACCCGCACCGTGCGGCTGGGTACGCCGGTCTGGCGCAAGCTGTAAGGAGATGATCTTTTTGAGCAAAATCGTTTTATATCCCGCCAACGGCTACGACTTCGATGCCGCAGACGTGGCGGCCTACCTTGCGGGCCTCACCTCGGGTGTGTTCAGCTCCGCTGAGGACTTCCCGGTGACAGCCGCGGGCGGGCTGAAGGTCACCGTGGGCGCGGGCCGTGGCTGGGTGCACCCCAGCCGCTTCACCGGCTACTCCATCACCAAGCGGGAGGCCGACACCCTGACCATGCCGCTGGCCGACCCGTCTCTCCCCCGCATCGACTGCATCGTCATGCGCTATGATGCCGGTGCCAGAGCCGCCAGTCTGCAAGTGCTTCAGGGCACGGCATCCAGCACACCCACGGCCCCCGCCATCTCCCGCACCGAACTGATCTACGACCTCTGCCTTGCTGAGATCACCCGCCCGGCAGGATCCACCAACATCACCACGGGCCAGATCACTGACACCCGGCTGGACGAGGCGCTCTGCGGCATCGTGCGGGACGGCGTGACGGGCATCCCGACGGAGGAGCTGATCGCGTCCGCGCGGGAGCGCATCAACGCGCTGGAAGAGACGGCCAGCGCCGCCGCCAAAGAGGCCGACGCCAGCAAGACCGCAGCGGCACAGTCGGAGGCCAACGCCGAGGTGTACAAAGAGGCCGCTGCCACGTCGGAGAGAAACGCCGCGGGCAGCGCCTCCGCCTCTGCTGGTTCCGCTGCCGCAGCCGCCCGGAGCAAGAGCGCCGCGGCGGGAAGTGCCACAGCAGCGGCCGGGAGTGCGTCCGAAGCGGCGGGCAGCGCTGGTTCCGCTAAGCAAGACGCCGACCGGGCAGCGGAAGCTGCCAATAATGCAG